CCGATGTTGCCTGACAACTTCGTGATGCTGCTCTCGACGAACGTGCCTAACAAGATCGTGTATGGCGCGTTCACTCAACTCGAAGATGCGAAAGCAAAGCGTTTCGTCACGTATCAGCAGCCGCGCATTCCGTTCATCTACGGCGACGAAGAGGGCGGGTCGCTGTTCTATCGTTTGACGAGTTGTCCGCTGCCGATGCCATACGACATTCTCGGCTTCAGAATCATCGAAGCGCTCGCACTCACATTCCCAGCAATGGTTGAAGGCGACGCTGTTCTTGACTCTCTGACTGGAGAGATCATCGGTGGCGAGCAGGAAGCCGCCGACTTGAAAGCAAAAGCCGCAGAGGAAGCTGAAGAGCGCAAGAAAACAACGTCAACCGCGAACTGGGCGAACGCCGAAGGTAAGACGCCGCCAAAGAACGCGAAGAACAACAAGAATGCGAAAACTCAACCCGCTGGCGAAAAGTCACTCGAAGAGCACACCGTCGAAGAGTTGAAAGAGATCGCGCATAAAGAGGGCGCTGATATTACTGGCCTCAGTCGCAAAGATGACATCATCGGTGCGATCGAGGATAACCGCAGTGCGAAATAACCAAAATGCTGTTTTTTTAACATAAAACAGTGAGCAGAAGATGAGATGGGCTTGCGCGAACAGTTCCCTGTTGACCTAGCGAACGTCTTCATGAACGCGGACGAGTTCGCGACGGTGCGCGAGTTTGGGATCAACGACGGTCAAGGCGGTCGCATGATCTTCAAAGCCCCAGTCGTCTGGGACGAAGAACAAGCGAAGCGTCACCCAGTTGTTTCGATCCACGGTGTTTATCTCGGCAACGTGATTTGCTTTGTTGAGCATAAATACTTGCCTCGACCTCCCGTGGCGGGTGAGGTCATCTACTCACCCGCCAATCAACCGTGGGAAGTGCTCGACTGCACCGACGAGGAGTCTTGCTACAAGCTGGCGCTCTCTGCGACACGATCGCAACCCGCGAAATACGGCAACAACTGAGATGATCACGATCGACGCACGCGACCTGTTGCGCATCGAGCGCGCGACGCGCGACATCAAGAATGGCGTGCCGCGAGTGCTTGCACCAGCGATCAATCGCGCGCTCTCGTCAGGTAAAACGGTTGTGAGTCGCGAGATCAGAAAAATCTACACGATCAAGCACAAGGACATTCCAATGGCGCTACATCGTGCACGATACGCCTCGCTCAATGGTCAGATCACGATCAAGCAAGGCATGCTCGGTGCTGACAAGTTCAAATACCGCCCGAAGGTGCGCGGCTCTCGTCGTCGCGAATTGTTCGTGCAGATCAAGAAAAGCGGTGGCGGTATCGTGAAGCGCGGCTTTGTCACCAGTCACATGGGCGAGGGTCCTTTTCAGCGACGCTCGACAGCCGGGCGTCTGCCGATCAGAAAAGTAATCGCGATCGGTGCTCCAATCATGGCGACGCAGCCCTCGGTCGGTCCTGCTGCGAACAAAGCGATTGGCGACACGTTTGCCAAGCGCATCGACCACGAGATCAAACGAGTCTTGGCAAACCCAAAAGGAGCACGTCCATGACTGCTGAAAAAGTGTTGATTCTGTGCGCAGCGATCACGTTCTTGATTGGTGCGCTGGCGCCCGTCTTATTCGTCGGACCTACAACGCCACGCGCGCTCAACTGGCTGTGTCTCGGCTTCAGCTTCTGGTTGTTCGCAATCTTCGTGTCAGGGAAAGGAGTGCTGCACTGAATGGGGCTTGTTCTTCTCATCATTCTGATCGTGTTGCTGATCGGCGTCATTCCGCATTACCCTTACTCGCGGAGTTGGGGATACTACCCGAGCGGGCTGCTTGGCGTCGTTCTGATCATCGTGATCGTTCTCTTACTCGTCGGTCGATTGTAACATGACTCAAGCAGCACCAGTCCCGAGTAGCAGCGGCGAGATCAGATTGCACACAGCATTCGATCTCGAAGTCACGCTCGTTGCTTTTCTCGCGCGCATACTTGGCGGAATGCGACTCGACAACCCGACGCTCAATCTCTCGCAAGCAACTGGGCCGCAAGAACTGATCGTGCACGACCCTGATCAGCCGCCTGTCAGTTACGATTACATTGAGCGCGCACAGACGCTCGCGCTGAAGGTTCCTCCACGTGTCGTGAGAGGTCGCGTGCCGCGCACTATTACCGGTGAGATCGCACTAGACAAGCTGAGTGACGTGCCAAATGTCATCGTGCAAGCGATCAAGGCGAAGATCGAAAGCGACGTGACGATCGTCACTGTGAAGCTGTGCTTCACCTCATACGACGAAAATCCGAACTCGCAAGGCTATCAAGACGTGCTGAACATGGTCGAGACAGCAGCGCTCGCGCTCACGAGCTTCGGTCAAGCAGCGATCGACAAGGCATACCCGATCGTGATGCCGATCGAATGGTCGCTCGTCGAGTCCGATTGCTATCCGCATTTCATTGGCGAGATGACAACACAATGGCAGTTGCCAAGTGCGCGCCCGCTGCCAGACGAAGAATCGTTCGGCATCATCCCCGGCGAGCATCTCGAAACAAGAGTTGAGCAGCAATACGTCGAGCCATGGCCATGAGCACGAAACCGATCAGAAACCCAGTGATGCGCGACCAAAAGATTTATCTCGGACCGCGATTGCACGCATTCGGCATCGGTTACGGCAATGTCTTCTACAACGGACTACCCATGCGAGCGCAGCAAGTGATCAAGCTGTGTCCGTCAATCGGCGAAATGTTCGTGCCCGTCGCGAAAGCATCAGTAGTTCAGCGCGAACTGCGCTTCGATCACGCGCACGCCATGCGTGGGACTGAGGGCAATTACGTGACTTTTTATCGTGAAATTGAGAACTGGCTACGCAGCCAAAGCAAGCAACACATCAACAAACCAACCATTGAGGTAAAAACACATGCCTAATCTTGGAACCTTCAAACACGGCGTCTCTTGGTCAGACGTTCCGACTTCAGTCATCAGTCCGGTGCAAGCAATCCCGGGCGTCAACGTTGTCTTCGGTTCAGCGCCACTGCATCTCGCGAAGAACGGAAAAGACAACATCAACAAGCCAGTGCTCTGTAATCGCTTCGAAGACGCAGTCGCGGCGCTCGGCTACTCTGACGACTGGGACACCTACGATCTCTGCGAGCACATGGACTCGTGTTTTGTCAGGTTCGGAATGTTCCCAGCCGTTTACATCGCGGTCAACAACCCTGAAGATGGCGGCACGCCCTTCACGCCGACGCACTTCAGTCTCGCGAACGGTCGCGTTGACACGCAGAAGGAGTTCATTCGCTGGACGATCACCGTCAAAGACTCAGGCGCGAGCACTACCTATGTCGAGGGCACTGATTACCTTCTCTCGCTCTCAGCAAACAACACGTGGATTGTCACGCGCATCGCTGGTGGCGCGATCACGTCAGACACAGCGACGCTGACGATCGGCGGCACACTTCCGAACGCGAACCCGATCACTGCTGAAGATGTCATCGGCGGCGTTGACACTGGCACTGGCGCGCGCAGCGGTCTCGAAGTGATTGACGACGTGTTTCAAGTGACAGGTCTCGTGCCCGGCGTCATCATCTGCCCGAAGTTCTCGAAAGACCCAACCGTCGCCGCAGTCATGGAAGCGAAGTGCGAGAACATCAACGGCTGCTTCGCGTGCACGTGCCTGATCGACGTGGACACGTCAGCCGTGTCGAGCACGCAAGGCGTGAACGATTGGAAGAACACCAACAACATCGTGTTTCCGCGCCAGCAGTGCTTGTTCGGCAAGCCCGCGCTGATCGGGGCAGTGCAAGGACAGCCCGGTGCTGCGCAAGCAGTCACGAAAATCTACAACTTCGCTTCACAACAAGGCCCGCTCTTGCAGTGGACTGATACGAACAAGGGCAACGGGCTGCCATACTGCTCGCCGTCGAACAAGAACTTGCGCATGAACGCGCTCGTCGTTGAAGGCGGTGACGAACTGCCGATGCACTTGCTCGACGCGAACTACCTGAACGGGCTTGGCGTCGTGACTGCTCTCAACTTCGTTGGTGGCTGGCGCTCGTGGGGTAACCGCACAGCATGCTACCCGTCGAACACTGACGTGAAAGACATGTTCATCCCTGTGCGTCGGATGTTCGACTACATCGGCAACACGATCGTGCTGACGATCTGGCAGAAGGTTGATGAA